TCACGGTCGGTGGTCTTGTCGCGGAACACGACGGCAAACTTGAAGTTGGTTGCCGACGTGATGGAACCGCCACCGTCGATTGCCAGGATATGCGGAACAGCGGTCCCAGCATCGAGAGCGCCCGTCCCGGTCGTCCCCGCAATCGGGGTGCCCTGCCCCTTGAACACAGGCAGGAAGTTGCCCCGGCTCCAGCGCACGCCCATCCACACCGCGATCTCTGCCACCTGCAAGGCTCGGACGTTGACGAAGTTGCATGCGTTCTGGAAGGTGGTATCAGAGCCCAACAGGTCGGCTTCGATCTGCGGGGGCATGACACCGCCGAACAACTGCCCGTCCCACGCCATCGCACCCTTGGACCGCAGAAACGCAGTCGTCTTGAGTACAACAGCCGTAGTGACGTAATCCGTTGCGCCGATGGTGGCACGCGACGTGGCAGACCCGGGGTAATACACATTCGTACCAGCCATGAGCACGGTGAGCATCTCTCGCTCGATGGTCTCCTCCATTGCCATCGTGAGACGGTCAATGGCGATTCCAAGCGCGGGGTGAGCCGTGGTGATCTGGGCTACGTCAGTGAGGAGTGCGACGATACCCCACTGTTCGACAGTTACGTCTACGTTTTCCACCGAAAGCGCGATGGCATCCGGCGGGGTCCCTTCCGTCAGCGTGGTAATGGGCAAGTTGAACCGCTGGAAGCGATCCACACGGAGCGTCTTACCGAGCCGCTGGGGAAGCGAATGTTTCTTGGCAAACTGGCCCACGACGAGCCTACGTTCGGCCAAGTTATACTGCTCAGCAGCGATCCAGTATGAGACTGCATCGGTGCTGATGGTGCTATAACTAATTGGTGCATCAGCCATTTGTCATTACACCTACCGATCTGAGCTAGGGTGGGATGCCGTCCAAGTCGGTCCACTTACGGCCCCCATCGGTCTCGGTGACGGCACCTACGAGACCAGGCGGCAAGCGGGGAGGGTTGCTAGGGGTCTAGTTAGCTCTGGCTAGGACCTAGCAGGAGGGAACAGCTTAGAAAGTGACTCCTGGAGTTGCCATGACCTTACGCATCTCGTCAAGGCTCATGTTGGGGGTGATCTCAAGGCGGGTCGTCGGATCGGGCCGACCGATCCCACCGGGGCCGACGTTCATCTCGCCAGCCGCAGCGCGGGCCGCAGCCTGGGCTCGACGAGCGTCCTGGCCGATGAGGAAGCTATACGCACTGTCTCGATTGATTCGGCTTGCGGCGGCAATCTGCTCGATCTCGTTCGCTCGGGCCGCAGCTTCGGGGTTGTTGCGATAGAACCGAGACTCGTCCTGCGCGTTCTGCGCGGTGAAGGCCACGTCTCCGAGGACCTTTTGGACGGCCGGGTTGCTGAGCACGGTCTGGGCTACGGGGTCCTGCATAAGCTCCCCGGTCTGCCTATTCTGTGCAGCGACTCGACGGGCCTCGGCCTCGCGGGCCTGGGCTTCCTGGGCCATGCCATTGATGGTGGCTTTCACAGTCTCAGAAATCTGAGCCTGGAGAGCGTCGGCGTTGAACTGCTGGGGCTGATTGTCGGGCATGTGTATAGTGTTCTCCTAGAACAGCGGACTCAAGTCACGGGCATTCTGGCCCATAAACTTCGTCCACGGGTTGTCGTTGTTGCCGGGATTCTGGGCTTTCCAGTCAGCCTCGATGTCAGGCATGTAGTAGGCAAGCTGGTTCACGTAGGTGTCCCACTGTTGCTTAGTGCCACCTGGCCCCGGAGGGGTCAGACGAAACCGCGTGTTGGCCCGCTGGACGAAATCCGGGAGGGGCTGGCCTGCCATGCCTGGGAGGACATTTCCGGTCCCACTGTAGTCCTCTAGTGGGCTATTCGTGGGGGGTTTCCTACCGGACCATTGGATGACCTCTCCGGGGACGGTTCGACCGGGTATTGTAACCTCCCGACCACGGTAGTTCATCCGCCTTTCTGGGATCGTCTGATCCGACCCCCTCGCATATCCAGGGGCGAAAACTTCCTCCCCACCTGGATAGGTATGGTGCGGCTCAGCCCACGCGGCCTCATGCGAGCCATCCCCACCGACCCAGTTATTTTTTGCCCATCGCTTCTGTTGCTCGGGGTCGTTTAGGAGTCTGTTGTAGTAGTCCCCGGGGCTAGCTAGGGCGGCGCTCAGGGACCCTCGGCCCCCATGTCGGGGCGGCTGATTGGCGAGCATCTGAGCAGCAGTCGGAGCCCCACGGAGAATCTGATCGTAGGTCGTTCCATCCGCATAGCGAGGCTGGACGTTCTCGTCCCAGTCTTTCATAATGTCGCTTACGGTCATGCCGCTATATCGAGACCGAACGGCATCTTGCGTACCTGAGTCCATGTTCTGATACGCGGTGACCCAACTCGCCGGGTATTCAAAGTCTGTGTTGGGCTTGGCGGGTGTGGTGGGGGGATCATACTGAATGTTGAAATTGGTTCCAGCCGGAGGAGGCTTGAATCCGAAGTAATTAGCGACGTTCGTATTGCGAACATCCCCGTAGTTCTGCTTAGTCGGACCTCCCGGCATGCCAACATCCCAATCGGTATTCTGGTCCCCTCGATTCTGGTCCGTGTACCACCCGGTTGCATCCTTGGCGAGCTTGTCGTAACTGGGGTCATTCTTGAAGTACGCATCCACATTGGCCTGCGTCCCGCCATTCGCCAGGTAGTAACTCGTTGCGTCGGATCTGAGCTTGTCGTAGTTCGGCACAGACGACATATTGGACGCCCACGGAGGCGGGCTATACTGATCGGTCACAGAACCATCTCCTAATCAATGTCGGCAGACGCTAGCGTGGCTAGCTCGTTGGGGAGGTTAAGCAGGGTGCGGTAGGCTAGCGCACGGCCTTGGAGCAAGCGCACAGTGTCGTTCTCAACGGCATCCACGAGCGCCGTCATAGTCACGAGCAAGTGACGCTCTAGGTGGGCCTTAACAGCGGGCCAGACGACCTGGAGTTGCTTGAGCAGGAGAGCGTCGGGAGAGGGCATCTAGGCTTGGCTCGGTCCCTCTGCCATACCTCGGCTCATCTGTCGCTGGCTCTCCTCGGGGGTCCCCACAGGAGCCGGAGAGCCCCCACCCTGGCCTGGGGCACCAGCGGGCATCGGTTGGGGTGCGTTTGCTCCGATAGGCTGCGGCGGGGCCTGCTGGACGAACAGGCTATCCGCGCCACGCTCGCCGATGATCTCCCGCCAGCCACGCTTATTGAGCGTCCCGAAGTCAATCGCCCAGCCCTGCTGAGCCATCATGGGAGCCAGCTTGGCGAGCAGACCCATGTAGGACAGGAACGCTTGGCCGCGCATCTGGGCGTCTTGTTTCTGGAGCGACCCGACCCACTTGAACGCATACTCACCGGCCTGGAGGTTGAGCGCACGGAACGGACCTTGAACGATGTTCTGGGCTCCAGGAATCCGCATGATCTGCTCGGGCGGGAGCTTCATCGTGAGGCGGGCCATGTCCGCGAGGATAGGCGTCAGAAGCGCGTCCTCAAACGTCTCGGCCACGTCCCGGATGTCGGACATGGACAGATTGATGAGCGAGGACACGGCGAACCCGGCCCTAGGCATGCCCCTAGCGGGTTGGCCCTCGGCGAGCGGGCCACCCATGCCACCGTGGGACTCCAGCATCCCCATGCTCATTTGGATACCCTCGAAACCGGCCCGGGGGTTCGTGCTGGATTCGAGTACCTTGGCTCCGTTGGGGTCCATGAGCCACTTAGCGCGAGGCTTGAACACTAGCGTCTCGGCCCTAGCGACTAGGTTAGGATCTACCGCTGTGGGCGGGAACAGCGCGGTCGCCTGGCCCTCAAGCGTCATGTTGAATTGGTCGTTGAGGATGACGTTGAGGGGCTCGAGATCCGCCATCATGCCCGGGTTGTAGTGCTCACCGGGAAGCTGGCGATGGACGGCCATGTGGTAGGGGCTCACCGGCTGGATCTGCGCTCGGGTCACTCGGGGAGCGTTCTGGACGTTCCAGACGATCCAGCCTTGGACGTATCCGGGTCCCTGCTTATAGAAGCACTCCGTCAACTGGACCATGCCGAGCGTATCGGCCTGGGGAGGCTTAGCCGAGCTAGCGGCCCCGTCCGTGGGGTTCGTCAGGCCCATTTGAGAGAGCCTGGTCGTGTCCGGGAGGGACCACTGAGGCGTCAGGAGATCGAACCGATTGATGGGCTCACAGACCCCGAGGCTCGCGTAGTAGGCGTATTCCTCGTAGGGCATCATCGTATTCTCGAACATGATCGTTGCATCTTCGATAGCCGTAGCCGTCTCGGGCCAGACATAGAAGTTGAACGGATCGACCGCCCGTACTGTGGGCCAGATGCCATCCGGGAGCACGCGCATGCTGGACTTGGAGATGGCCCGCTGAAATAGGAAGTAGCACCGGATCATCTGCAAGGTGACTTCGCGCATGCGAATACGCCGGGTGAGAAGCCAGTCTAGGTATACTTTCCAGGACTCCGCACCGGCTCCGAGCATGTGGTCCGCTTCCCAAATGGGATAGACCTCAAAGAAGTCTGGGCTCGGAAAGAGCATCTGCTTCGTGCGAACGGCCGACTTCTCGATCTGCTTGCGGGCAGCGGGAATGAAGTGGTTGAACCATTCTCCCTTGAAGCCCTGCCTGCGATGAATCCCCTTCCAGCAATCGAGCCCAGTGAGCCAGCGATCCTCGATGGTGACGCGCCGTTGCTGGACGAGCTTGAGGAATTGGGCTCGGTCCTGGATCTGGGAGACGATATTAGGATCTAGCGACACTAGGCTAGCGCCCCTGCATCCAGGCCCACGGGTTCGTCTGTGGGACCGATTCGCCCATCGGGTTCTGAATGTACGAAAGCGTCTCGATCATCTCGGGATCGACCATGAGCCCTCGGTAGAAGTTTTCCCCGACGTAGCGCACTTGGTCCAGCATGTTGTCGTAGATGCCATCCTTGACGGGCTTCATGCTCAAATCTGAGAGCCCTGGTCGGTGATTCGGATAGTGATAGCCGCCTGCGAGCCCGTCAGTAGTGAATCGGCATGTGCGGTTGACTTGGAATACCGGCAATCCGCACTTGCACAGCGGGGCTCGGAGCGCCTTCCGAATGAGCGCAATGCCTGGGTCAATGTTCGGAAGATGTTTGTACCGAATGACCAGGTTGTAAGGCGGCTGGCGTAGGCGCGCAATCGAGCTAGGCCCTTTGTCAGACTTCTGGGCACCAGCGGCGTCTCCGCAGTCAAGGACCAGGCCGGTAGGGTGGTCAGGAAACACGATTCGAGTTTCATCCAGAGCGACGGCGGCAAGTGGCTCAGCGTCCAGGTCACGGCCCAAATATTCATGGACGACGCGCCAGTGGACAGTTTTCTCAGTACAGACAGGGAATTGGTGCCAGCCAATCGCAGGGGCATGAAAACCGAAGTCAAATCCTCTGACGACAGCCATGTTCTTGAGGGGGCCAAACTCACCGACATGCTGGGCGAAGTCGAACGGGGGCGCATAGACTGGCTTTCCATCGGCGACGAACCCATAGTCTCCGTCGATGATGCGTCGGACTTCACTCTCGGGGTTGTTTGCAAGAAGGTCAGCGAGGTAACTCGGAGGGAGGTACGGGTTAACCCGGGTGGAGACCCGCATAAGCGTGTAGCGGGTCCCACCCTTTTCAATAGTGCCTGGCGTGGTTCCAAAGACCTCTGCAATCCAATGATTTTGGTGTGGTGGATTAGTGGTCAGGATGCCACGCAAGTACCGGGCGGCTTGGGGGAGCCGCAATCGCCCGGTCAGGTCGATAAAGAGCTTGCGGTTCTGCTCGGATGCTTCGTCGATGTAGAACCAGCCGTATTCCGGCCCCAAAAACTTCCCGGGGTCCTTTGTGTCTCGGAATACGATCTCGGACTCGTTGTGCTCGAAAACGATCCGGTGGGGCCAGCCGTCGCGGTGCTCGTATGAGCGAAACTTGATCTTTTTGCGGGCCAGAACTTCCAAGAAGATCCGCTCGGTGGAGTCGTGCAGCTTTGGGTATGAGTGCCGTAGAACGATGCCCCGGTTCCCTCGAACCCGCAGCGACAGCAATATACACTGGACGACAGCGGCCAGTGACTTGCCACTCCCGTAACCCCCAAGGATCGCTGTATACTTTGAGTTTCCGAGGAGGATTTCCCTCTGAAACGGGAGAATGCAATGATGCGGCCTAGGCCGCTTGCAACTCTCGTCCGTACACTGTGGAAAGAAACTTTCAACATCGGCGAGGGGATCAGGGCTAGAGATACTGCCCTGTAGAGAGCTTTTCATCCTCTAGTTTGGCTTTCCTGGCTTCTTCCGCGACTTGTTCCGCGTAGGTGGGCTTGTCTGGGATGCACGAGACGGGAACGAAAGATCCCGAATCCTCGTCGTAGCGGAAGCGTTCTCTAGGCACTAAGACACGGCCTTTCGGTAGGTAGCAAACTCTTTGGGCTCTAGATACGACCCGATGCGGATTATTTCCTTGATGACACCCTTGGGGATCGCGGTATGGTCACGCGCTCCCCCGTCCGCATGGACCTCCGAGGTAATGCGGATGAAATCGGGGTGATCCTCGACTAGCTCGCCAATCGTGACCATCGGCACGGGAATGACCCTCGGGCTGTCCTCTTGGGCGGTATCCATCCATACGACGCCGATAATCACTCGCCTCGGACGGCTCATGCGGTCTCCGGGATGCGGAACACGTCATTGTCCAAGGGGAAGTTGTGATTGCGCTTGCCAGACTTGAATCCGGCCGTCCATTGGAGCAAGCGCACGTAGTCTGGATCGGTGAGCAAGATCGTCTTAGCCGCTACGCCTGGGGAACTAGGCAAGTCTACTTTCTTCGTGTAGAGAGCCTCCCGGATGCGCTCACGCGCCCATTCTTGGAGCGCATCCCAGGATTCGTCTGCGGTAGGGGGCTTGGCGGTCAAAACCAGCGATTCTCGATCATCTGACGAGCCAGGCGAATAGCTCGGGCTCCGACCTGACTAGCCCATCTGCTGTCTAGCATCTCGTCGGCCGCACGGCCATACTGACCCGCTTCAAGAGCCATGAGGAACTTATGGAACCCTTGGAGTCCTGCGAGCCCGAGGTTGAAGCACATATTGACTAGGACTCCCTGCCTAGGCTCTGAGAGAGCCTCCCAGAACGAAAAGGACCTCGCACAGTCGTCTTGAGCCTGCGCTACGTCGTCCCAGAGGATCTGGTCAATGGCCTCGGTGGAGATTGGCGTCTTGAGGTTGTGACCGACTCCAATCGTCGGAAACCCGAGGGAATCGACATAGAGGGTGTGAGAGAACCCCTCATCGCGGCGAAGCTGGTCGTAGATGGTCATTTTTGGTAGCGTGCCCGGGTACTGCCCCCGGCGATTGCCTGGTTATGAGCCAGGTGAGCCCCTTTTGCTCCATGCTCGCTAATTGGCACGCCAGGGTGGCTTCGATCCACCGCGCTCGCCATTAACAGTGGCGGGCTCTACCCGCTGAGCTACCGGCGTGTGTGAAACGTGCTCGGAGTCGTTAGAACGAGTCTGAGGCGACTAGGCGGGCCGAGCGAGGCTTACTTAGATCGGATCTTGGGCTCACTGAGGATGATTATGTACGCTGCGCCCCAGGTCAGAAACACTAGCAAGTACGAGGCAAGGCCCCACACTCAAAACGTAGGCCCAGGCGGGACCATGAGGGGCATGCTCATTACGGCCATGCTGCCATCGGGCAAGCACTGGACCTGACAACCCGTACAGTTGGCGCGGGAGAGCCTGGCAAGCTGTGTTCCCCAAGGGGTCGCAACTGTCAGGTTAAGGCACACGGACGCTTTGTCCCCTGCTAGCTCCGAGAGCGAGGGCGCGCAGCCGAACAGGGCTGAGCTAAGCAAGAGGACTCCCAAGATAGAGGTTAGGCGTCGGGCCAGGCCGGTCATACGCCTATAAGTCGCGCCAAAGGTCGATTTAGCGCCAAATCGAATGCCCTTGGTCGATTTCTCCTCGGCGTGGGAGGTATCCGGCCATATATGGCCGGATATGGTCGCCGCGTAGGGTATAGGGACCCTAAACTGGCTAAACTAGCTATAATCTAAGCCAAAAGCCAGTTTTCATTAATAATCTTATATACTTATATACTAGCGAGGGGTCCCATTGGTACTGAGATCGGCTCCAAGAGGGTCCCTTTGGGCTAAATGGGCCATTTTATTGACTTCTAAGGGGTCCCAAGCCAATGTGAAAGTGGCGCACGGGGACCGGCCTGGCCCAGCGGGTCCTCCGGGCGGGTGGGGGGACCCTTCCACCGGGACTGGGCAGAGGCGGGACTAGGCCCTACTCCGCTGATCTCTAGCAAATCTAGCTACTTAGCTCACATGCTACCAGTGAACGAGACTGCGCGGATCTCCGGCCGGTCGCTAAAACCTAGCCGCTAGGCGCTAGACCGGCCGCTTACGTGGCGTTTGGCCCACTTCTTGCCTGGCCTGCCCATGTTGGCCCACTTCTTGCTGGCTCTGGCCCACCCTAGGCAAGCGCCATGCCAAGTGGGCGGTTTCAGCGTTTCAGCGTGAACCCTTGCCAAACCGCTAACCTGTCAAGCCCCCAAAATAAAATTTTTTTCGCCAGTGTTTTCGAGCATTTGCGCTAGTTGCGGCTAACCGACAGGTTAGCGGTTTTCGCCCCGTGTGCTAGGCTTAGCGCACCAAGCGGCTAACCCAAACGCAAGCGGAGGACAGACCTACATGGCATTCGAAGCACGCAACCCCGGGACATGCAAGCGATGCGGTCAGGCTATCAACGTCGGGGACAGTATCACGGTTTGGAAGTACAACCGACCGTCGGGATGGCGCGGTAGTTGGTTGCATGAGACTTGCGAGAACGCCTCCCCGACGCCCGAGACTGACAAGTCTCCCCGGAGCATCCTGGATCTCGACGCTCTCGCCGATGCGATCTCGGACAGGCTAGACCTAGGCGCACTAGAGAGCAAGCTGGACGACGCAATCAAGCAAGCCCTAGCCGCAATCGACCGCGAGCCTACTCGGACTATCCTGGAAGTGCGCCAGCCCGACAAGCCCGTCCAAGTGTCCGAGGGTCATCACTACCTCATGGCCCGTCTAGTCAAGCTCATCTCGGCTGGGTTCCATGTCTACATGTGGGGACCACCGGGGAGCGGCAAAACGACAGCCGCAATGCAAGCGGCCACGCTACTCTCCCGGGAGTCTGAGATCGACACGCTAGACCCCAGTACATTCCGATCCATGATCCAGGGCTACCGCACTCCCACGGGTGAGGAAGTCCATACCGCATTCACCCGCTGTTGGACGGGCGGCAAGGTCTACATCGCCGACGAGACAGACCTAGCCCCGGGTCATGTGCAGACGCTATTCAACTCGGCTCTAGCCAACGGACACGCTCCCCTGGCATGGGGCCAAGTGTCCAAGGTGGACGGCTTTGGGTTCGTCGGTACGGGCAATACCCCGGGCAGAGCTATCGAGGGATTCTCAGACCGCAAGCCTATGTCTCAGGCATTCGCTGATCGACTCTACTTCCTGTACTGGCCGCTTGACGCGGCAATCGAATGCCGCGCGGCTGGCTTGGAAATTCCGGCCGCGCCTAGTCGGAGAGAGACCACTTGCTCCCCGCAAGACTGGGGTATGTGGGTTCGCAATCTCCGGGCATGGGCCGCTGACAATGCGAAAACGCTCATGGTGACGCCTCGGGCAACCCTAGCGGGCATCCAAGCCCTTGCAATCGGCGAGACCCCCGCTGAGGTAGCGGATGGGCTGGTATTCCGTGGCGCTGATAGAGATCTCAAGGCTAAGTGCCTTGCCGCCGTGGGGCTCCCAGCATGAAGAAGAACATACTTTACCGCTACGACAGCATGGGCGCATTTCTCGACACAGTGGAGACCATGCCGGCCGGATGGCGCAAGGACTACACGGGCACTGTAAATTGGAATGGGACAGCAACATGGTCGGATGCGCTCGGACTGGCCCACAATGGCTGGCCCGAGGTAACCGCGAAGGCGGCGGAGCTTGCAATGCGGCTTGCCGACCGTCTCATCGTCGGGACTGCTAGCGCACTAGAGCAGGATCTAATCGCCGATGTAACTGGCGCAGTCTATGACCCGAGCGCGTACTACTCCGGCGTCCCCGAGTGCTGGGTTCGACCTACTCCGACAGAGACTAGACGAGGCGTGTCGATATGCTGTAACCTGTCCGTCTCGTCTGGGATCAGCGTGGAGTATATGATCGCCCGAGGTACGGCGATTGCCGCGCTAGTGCTAGCCCTACAGCAACGCGGGCATCCTGTCACACTCGACGTTGTGATGGGGTCAACGTCAGTGTCTTCTCGGGCGGACACGGACAAGTCAAACAAGGCAATCCACCATGCCCTAGCCGTCCGCGTCGTAGACGGCGCATCGGGGAGTCAGTTAGATATTGACAGACTCCTCTATGCTGTGGCCCAGCCAAGCATGGTGCGCTGGCTGTATAAGACACATTGCAACGCCAAGCTCACGGATGGACGAGAGGACAAATGGTCTAGTAGCTATCCGGCATCCAACTACTTCCCGGAAGATCAGACCTATGATCTTCGGACGGGCGGCGCATTCCTTGACGAAGTACAGCGGTGGAAGGACGGCGGCGAAGCGTGGATCATTGCGGAGTATGAGCGACAGACACAGGGCTAGATGAGAGCGACACTCCCGGGGGCTCACATAGACCCGGGAGTTTTTTTTTTTCCTGACCCCTTGACAAGCCCTGACCGATGCGCTATCTTCACGAGTAAGGGAACGGGGTAGTAAGGTAAAGCGGTCCAAACAACTAACCCGGGAGAACGACATGGACGACAGTAAGATGACCGTGAGCGGATCGCAGGACGAAGCGGCGACAACGGCATATGACCGCATGGTGATTCACCCCGACTTGAAGCCGGGTGACGCCCTGCCCTTCGTCATGCTTCTGGAAGCCCTATCCACGGGGAACGTGGCCCTCTTGCCCGGGACGATGGGCGGTAAGCCCGTCGTCATGCTCTGCGTTACCAAATCCGTCGACAAGGACGCTCCCGAGAGCCTGCGCCGTCTGGTCGCTAACCTCCCGGCTCACATGACCTCGCTCGTATCCCTGCCCGTGGCGGTCCTAATGACACCTGACATCGACGTGGAGCCCACGGGGGGCGGTGTCCAGAGCATCGGAGGCCGACCGCCCAAGCGGCCCGATGCGCCCACAGGGCTGTACCTCTAGGTTCCTCACAACCGCCCGTCTCTTGCGCTCTATGGCACGCGAACTAGCGGCTAGAGCGCAAGGTGACGCGGCGAACCTGGACGATGCGCTCGTAAGGTCGGCGATTAGAAGCCTATACGAGCACGCGAAATCGGCCGATGACCTACACACAAGGGAGACCGAACGTGGACGATAAGCAAATCAAGCGAGTAGTCGAATGGGCGGCGAGTCTCACAGACGTAGACATCGAAGACAAAAATCCGGCGTCTCTGTCCTACCTCTACGCCCTCCGACACGCAGCGCAGAAAGCACTAGAGGAATGGGAGCGGCCATGAATACCGTGGCCGAGTACGTCAGTCTGACTCTCCGATGGGCCGAGGAGTCCCGGAGACTGGCTCATACTCAACGTGAGCTAGTGACCATGCGCGCCCTGATGACCGAGGAGGAGTTAGCAGACGCTAGGCGGGCCATTCGAGCCGAGCGAGGACTGGTCCATGCCTAGGGGGATTCCGGCCTATCAGGTACGACCCACACGGTTCAAGGAACTAGGCTACCGGCAAGACGGCCGAGCCCTCTGGCGGATCTACGATATAAGCGAGCCTGGCCGCGAGGCCGCAGTCGGGCCACAGTACGCGAGCAAGACGGAGTTGTTGGCCGACCTGGACCGCTACGCGAAGGACTACGGAGCGAGTCTATGACCCGCCGCGAGTGGCAACGCAAGCATACCCGCATGATGCTCTCACTCACGCGCAGAGAGCGGAGAGACCTGTGCTCTACCTCATTGCGCTCATCGTCCTGACACTCTGGCTCCTAAGGGGGGATTGACCATGCTATTTCCCATCGGCAAGCTCGTAGCGACTCCCGGCGCTCTCGAGATCCTGGGCGCGGCCAACGAGTCTCCGTTTCGATACCTCTACCGGCATGCCAACGGAGACTGGGGGGTCGTCTGTGACGAGGATAAGTGCTATAACGACGACGCTCTCAAAACGGGCGGGCGACTGCTCTCGGCCTACACGACACCGGGCGGTAACAAGCTCTGGGTCATCACGGAGGCCGACCGTAGCGTGACGACTATCCTACTCCCGGAGGAATACTAGACCATGATCGAGCTAGTCCTAGCGATGGCGGTCGGTTTCCTGGCGGGTGTCATGGTCGGATTCGCAATCGCGGCAATCATCGAGGCGGTCGGTTTCCTGGCGGGTGTCATGGTCGGATTCGCAATCGCGGCAATCATCGAGGAGGCAATCAACTAATGGGCGAGCGTAACGCGGTCATCCTGCGATTCTGCTGGACGTGCAAGCAAGGGCTCTACACGACGGCCAAGGGAATTAAGCTCCACGCGGCCGGGTGTACGGAGGACGAGGAGACGGCCATATTGGCTCGACTCAGACGAGAGGAGGTAACCGCCTAGCGACTAGACACCTACGCTCCCGGCTCATCCTTGCCGTGAACCCTAACCCAAGATACAGCGATTAGTCTCAAGGGGAAGGATTGACGAGCGGGCCAGGTTGGTCCCTGGTGAACGGAGCCGGGAGTGTAGGGATGCACTAAGGCCAGAGTTGCTCTCTAGGGGGGAGGAGTCAAAGTCAACAGCAACCCCATCCGCTAATCTAGGAGGCTTACATGCAAGACCACACGACACAGAAGCTCGGAAAGCTCATCACGTCGGACGAGCGCAGGGATGCGGTCCATATCGCGGTGGTGCCGGTGCAGGCAGCGGCTCATCCGCTCAAGCCTGGGGATCATGTCGCCCTATCTAGGGGCCGAGCCTACCGGGCTAGCCATGATGGGGAGGGTATCGTTGATCCATACCTAACGCGCTGGCGCGTCTTTCCCGGCGAGTGGTCCGACCCGGACCGACTGACCCACAAGAAACCTTCTTCACCTGTAGCTGCTAAAGGGGAGACCATGCGGACCATCGACACTGACGGATTCGAGCGCCAGGTGGAGTGGAGCCCCGCGTATGACAAGCGGCCCAAGAACCCGGGCGACCCCGATTACGGGGTTCACGGGATGGAGCTTCATTTTATCCTGCTAGGTCCTAAGGGAGACCTAGCCACACAGTTTGTGCTTTACACAAATTGGCATTTGCCACACGTCGAGAAGGAGCTAGACGCCAAGTTAGATTCCCGTTTTCCTCATCTATCCTGCCATCCGCTTCCGAGCGACCTCGGCTATCACTCGGCCTGGCCGACCTACGAGGACCAGTCCGCGATGGGCCATTGCGACATTCTCTCCTGCGGGAACTGTCATTACGACGGGTCAGGCCCAGGCCTAGCCGCTAGGGATCTCTATGAGCGTTTCGTGGCCGAGGGGGAGGAAGTCGTCTGGACCGAGTTGCGGCGGCGCTATGACCACCTGGCCCAACGCATCGGAGTCGAGCCATGAACCCCGCGCTGGGGGCGGCCATCGAGCGGCTGACTGCACGGTTGCGACATCACGCGGCGTGTTTTCACGAAGGGCTCGCTGTCTGGAACCGTGATGAGGAGACGTGCGACTGCGGTTTAATGGTCGACCTCGCCCTCGTGGTCGACGCCGCGCGGGGGGATGCGCGGGCGCGGGCGATCGAGGAGTGTATGCAGGCTCTCTGCCTTGGGTGCGAGAAGGGGATACCTGCGTTGTCTGGGGTCTTCGGCGGCGAAACGCAATGGTGGCATTCCATTTCAGGAAGTGTGGACGCCGCGTGTCACGCTGCCAGACTTCGCAGAGCCCTGTTCCTGCCGCCCGAGGCCCCACGGACATGAAGCATCGCCGATGCAAACGCTGTGGCTCCTGGCGGTACGTGACCGAGAAGCCCTGTCCGTGTAGACCCCGAGCAGACTGAGCTAACCGAGATACCTGTAAGTATCTGTAAACCCTACCAAGTAGAACCGAAGCCCCCTAGGTGGGTCGATCTGGGGGGTTTTCGGTCTAAGTATGTGATAGATTGGAGCCCCCGGGCAGATTTGAACTGCCGACCTACAGTTTAGGAACAAGCTAGCAGGCTAGTCATTACGGAGACTTACGACTCCCCGAGTAGACCCGAGTAGGCTAGCGTCTCTGTTGCATACAGAGATCGTACAGCCTACTCACATGACCTTGCCGCATCGCCAGATTGTAGAGCCCACCCGGGCGACCGGCCAGGTTGATGCTCCCTCCGTTCAAGCTCGGCGAGCCAGCGGCCATCTCACTCTCGTACTCGCAGCGCGGGTCTAGGCTAGCGCAACCTAGGCTCACTAAGGCGAGGCTGACCATTACGGACATGACCCACGGATTCATAGGTCCACCGCGAGTAAGGCGAACATGCCCACGACCCCGAGAGCCGCTCCGATTGACCCACCGAAGATGAAGCCTACCGCGCCACCGACTACGAGCAGGACCATTGGACCCTCCTGGTGTTGCCTTTGACTTCCTCCCCCCCTAGGGCGTAATCCTTGGGGGCTCCGTTCCAAAGGTTTGATCCACCCATCTGCGGTTCGCGCCGGGGATCATGTGGCCGTAAATATCCACGGTCACTTGGATGCTTGAGTGTCCGAGTTGTTCCTTGACATACGACGGCGGGGCTCCGGCTTGGAGCAGGAGACAGGCATACGTATGTCTCAGGTCATGGACTCTAAGCGGCCTAAGGTCTAGCTTAGCGAGCAGGATCTTCCAGGCATCTCGGACATGCTCTGGGTGCGCGGGCATCTCAGGTTGGCCGACACGCGGAAAGCACCATTCACCCCGGAGCCCACGGAGCAGGCTAGCGGTTTCCTTAGGGATGTCTACCCTACGGGCTCGGCCAGACTTGGGAGCGAACACGTCTAACCTACCCTTGGCGTATTGGACCCCTCTCTTGACCCATAGGTGATCCTCGGCAATGTCCGAGGGTCGAAGCCCGGTAACTTCGCTCATGCGGAGCCCACTATGGGCCACGGTTCGCATGAGCAAGCCATACGGGATTTGCTCTCGCTCGATCCCCTCCAAAATTGTAGCTAGCTCCTCTTTCGTGTAGCTCTGAACCTTGGCGCTCTCTCTGACAGTACGAGCCCGCGTAGACCGCTTGAGTCGGTCGGCCGGGTTAAAGTCGATCAGACCATCGTCTTTGGCCGCGTTGAGGCAGGCCCGTAAGGGGATGAGGACGTTTCCTATCGTGTTACGGGCGATTCCAAGCTGGTCTAGCTCGGCAAACATGGCCTTGACCTGGGTACGGGAGAGATCCCGGATTGACACCCTCCCGATACGTGGCTGAATATGGGACTCGAATACCTGTCGGTAGAGATCCGCCGTGCGGGGCCGACATTGGGCCTTGACGTGCTCGCTCATCCAGATTTCAAAGTAGCCCTCTAGCGTGATGGATGGCCGTACTTCAATAGGCTGTCCGGTCTCCTGGGCCAGAGTGATCCGTTGCTTGTGCTCGGCGTTGTAGGCGGCTCTCCTGCTCGGAAAGCTAGATCGCTTGTAGAGCTTGCCGTTATGCTCAAATTGGTAGAACCATATCCCATTCCGCTTATCCTGATGCTGTCCCATTCTCCTCCTCCGGTGTCCGTGCGTTACGTTCTTGATCTAAGGCGGTCTCGACCGTTGCCACGACCATCTCCCACCGTGGGCCAGCCGCGTGTGTCTCGTAGGCCAAGTCTCGGAGTAGCTGGCTCAATCGGGCTGACCGCTCAAACTCATCCCCGAGATCGGCTCGCCGGGTCCGCTCACGCTCCCGGATGGCTTGCTCGATGGCTTGGATATGCTCGCTCGGGATACAGGCAACATAGCCGTAGCGATTTTTCTTTCCATATTGGCTAATCGCTGACCTTGTGACGCCCAATAGCTCGGCCATATCCCTATCGCGGAGGCCAGCCTTTTTGGCCCGCGCGCGTAGGTCTGTGGTCTGGCGTACCTCTTGCTCTGTTGGGCGATACCGTGCCATGTGTGACCCTTTCTGTCATATACCTGAGGGACTTACATCAATAACCTCAGGGCTCCGCTTAATTGTGAATGAAGGACTTGACAATCTGTTGTCCTTACTGGTATAACCACTGTCGCCAGGGTTAGAGGTTAGTAGGCGTCCCATACTCTTATTGGAAGGAGAATAGCACTTTGAGCCAATCTGTCAACCCTGTCTCTCCCCCTCCCCTTGACCAATACCTCACACTCAAGGAGGCCGCTCACTTGTTACGCCTGAGTCCTTCGACTGTCTATCAAGTGCCCTGGCCCGCCCGTCTTAGGGGTGTTAAGGTAGGTCGATCCTGGCGTTTCTCCCGGC